ACATGACCTTGATGAGGTTATAGTTGGAGATTTCCCTACCCCGACCAAGGCACGTGCAAGAGCAAATGGGTGGGAGCTTAATGACCTGTATCACAAAATTACGGGCAGGGTTCTTGGGGCAGATGAAGCTTTAATTGTCCATATAGCAGATAAAATAGCCGATATCCATTGGCTCCGTGATCATAAGTTAGGGCAACATGCAATAGAGGTATATCATATTATGCTTAGAAATTTTAGTGCTATGGTACGTAATCCAGATATACCTGATAATATTAAAGAGGCTGCTTCAGATGTAATGGACCAGTTAGAAAATGGGGAGTATACAATATGAGTGAACCGAAAATATGGCCAATACAACGTAGTAATAAACGTTATAATGAACAAGCATCAGTGCCCAAAGTTGTGTACATGGCCGCTTATGAAGTTTATTGCTATATTTATAGCCCACAACAAGCAATGATTGAAGATGGTTGTCGTGGTGGATTTGGACTTGGAGAATTAACGGCATTTTTATATGCACGTACATTCCCAAAGGAGGAATGGCGTAATCGTACTAATGAAGCATTTAGGGGGATAGATTTATGACTGGTGAACAACGAATGTGGAATTACTTATACCCTAAACTCAAAAAGTTTGGACATTTCGAAAGAATTGAGAGCCATGAAACAGCGGTAGGTACCCCGGACGTTGAGTATTGTATTAATGGTTATAATAATAAGATTGAATTAAAATACACTTCATCCTATAGGCATGGATTTAGATTACGGCCTGCTCAATGTGCATGGTTCAAAAAGCGAGTAAAGGCTGGTGGACAACCATGGGTATTAGCAAAGGCTGAATTACCAGGTAAATCAATTGGTATAGTTCTAATTGCAGGAACTGATGTACCAAATTTAGTCCATACAACTAGGGTTATTGAATGGCTTGAGACAGGAGTAATGGTATGGAAGGACAAAATAGACATAGACAATCTAATACAGTTTCTGAAATATTACCTAGTGGTGAACCAAGATTCAGATTCCATTCCCGGAGAAGATTCCTCTTCATTGATATTGCCATCACATCTACGGAAGAATTAGATTGGGTCCATGATAAAATGATAAAATATGAACCATGCATTGCCATGGTTCGTGTTCATCAGGTTATATGGACTTATTACACCGGGGCAGCGGTAGGTAATAATTATCATCTTGTAACTATCGGCGCTTTCTGTTACGACCTAATGTGCGACGCTTTTTCGGCTTCGAATGTTTAATAAATTTCTTAGCAGCTTTTTTAGAAATACCTATCTTGCCCCTTCCAGAAGCTGCTGCATACATAGCCCGTCTTTGCTTTGCTGATTTAAATGGCATTATTTACTCCTACCTTGAATCTTTTCAATAGTACGAAGTGTACCAAGGCCAAGGAGAGCATAGATAAGTTCCATAATTATGTCCTCAGGTAAGTTTGGACCAGCTTTATCAGTAATCCATTGAATCCATGGATTGATTAAGAACATGTTAGCTAATCCTAGACCCCCAACCCAACCCATAAACGGTCTCCAATTGGCCGCGAACCAAAACCTACTTGAAGCTTCTATCTTGTTAAGCTCTATTTGAGCTAAATCTGGCTGTTGAGCTAATCGAATTCTTACTTCTTCATGTGTTAATTTTTCATCTTTAGAAGTAAATAAACCATCGAGTACATGCCCAATAGCAACAACCCCGCTAACCGCTGCTTCTCCCGTACCAAACATATTTTTTAGAAAACTCATTACATTCTCCCGTTATGAAGTAGTGAATAATGATTTCCGTCGTCTTCACCCGGTTCCCCTGGGTGATCGTCTTTATCCCAATTACCGCCCCATCGGCAAAGTTCATGGCGAGATTCCCATTTCTCACCTGATTCACGGTGACCCATCGTTGTGGTTATATATTCACCATTTTTAAATAGATTAATATCCCCAGCGAGCTTAATATAGTGATTACTACCTTCCCTATGCCCTTCTCGGGCAAATACATCACCTAATCGGACTTCGTAGCCACAAGTATGTAACCAGATTATATGCTCAGCGTATAATTGAGCAAATAATTCTTGTTTTTCACCTAATCTCATCCCGTTCCCCTTAGCGCAGCTAAAGCTTCTCGTTGAGCTTCTAAATCCTCACGAAGTTCAACTAAATCCTCAGCATCCTCAACAGTCCAATTACTATTATTAGTTTTACGAAATTCTTCTCTGGCGATTTCTTTACGAAGCGAACTTATCTTTTGCTTAGTTAGAGCTATAAAGGCTTGATTGAGTGGGGCTACTTGAGCTTTAACTTCATTTTGGATATCAGCGGCCACAGCTTCACTAACAGCGGTTACTAAAACAGGTTTAACTAATAACCAAAATACCGGTATTAATGGTAAATATGATATTAATACCGTTAAAGACATACGATACCCATGTTCCTTTGTTAGCTTAGTATCAATTGTCATGTTATTTCCTTTATGTTCGATTATACACTAAAGTAATACGAGCACCACCGTATGTTTTAACGTGGGCTGGTACTGTATCAAATGATGCAATTTCAAATCTTGTTTTTCACCAAGTTTCATTCTGTCCCCTTTAACGCAAGCACAACACTGGAAAACGATATAAACCCTTGCGTCTCTTTAACGCCGGAGGGTTGTCTTTCAAGTAGTAATCGTTTCATTGGCTGTTCCGAAGCTAGGTATTTACCCAATAACCTCGTAACTCAGCGCATTTATATTAACGGCGTCAGCACCGTTCGCTAATTGTAGAGTCAGGTTAATGTATTGTTCCGCCGCGACACTCATATCTACTGATGGAGTAGACCCACCGACAAGAATAGCGCCGCCATCTATAATGGTGCTGCTTTGGGTGCGCTGAGCGGACGCACCATTTACGTGCAATTCAAATTCATGTACAAAGTTTCCTGCGGGCGATGCCGCAATCGCAGCAATCCCGACGACGGTTCCAGCCACGCCTGTTGCGGACGTGCTTATCCTCCACCTGATCGTTTTTGTTCCTGCCGTGCCTGTGGTGCTGCCATACATCTTTACCCGAAGAATACGTCCCTCGTAAATACTGTTGCGAGACCCCATCCACTCTCCGACCCTTAGTGTGAATGACTGTAAAAATGTTTCGCCTGTCGTCCCGGTATGTTGAGAAAGTAACAACTCTTTTTTTGTCATTCTCGGAGTAACAGCAGTGCCGTCATTTGCCTGACTAGAGAAGTTACGCAACATCACATTGTTGGTATTAGCGTCTCCACCCCCAGTGTTCCATGTAATGCCGGAATCTATAAACATTGACTGGTGGGTGGCCTTTACTCCTATACCATTATTTTTAATGTCTGTGCCAGAATCAAAATGTATTCTGGAGTTGATGCTGATGTCAGCGCCAGTTGCAAAGTTATTCAGAACTGCACCAACGTGTCCACTTGCAAATTCTTTGACTAGCATTCCGATCCCCGTACCGTCGCCGGTTAATGTTGGATCGGTTCCCGCTGTTGGGGTTCCTGTGGTTTCGTTAAAGGAATAACCTATGTGGTGTACGCTAAAGAACTCCGAAGCAATACAGGCGGTGTTGGGTGTTACAAGATTAAACAGCCCGCCATTAACGTACAATCTGCATTGTGTAGTAGCAATTACTCCGTGATCTGCGTCATCAGTATGTACGTTGTCAAGAACCAGTGTGCATACACCCGAACCACTAATAGCGTTAGCTGTCGTGTAATTCTGAAACTTCAAATCTTTTAACTTTACTTTTGCGCCAGTGGAACATCTGAACCCGGTAGTCGATGAGTTTGTGCCATCGAAGATTGCGGTCGGTACGTTTGGATGACCGCTTACATCCGGCCCAACGATGTCTACAAGTTTATTCGTTAGTAACCCTAGCGGCCAATCGGATACGGAGTTTGCTGCGGTGCTGTATGTTCCGGCAGCACAGTTGATTTGCCATTTTCCGGGGAGCGCGTTGCTGAACATTGCAATCGTATCTAACGCTTTTTGCAGGGTGGCGAAGGGCGCCCCTACGGTCTCTCCATCATTACTATCGCTGCCGGTAGTCGCCACGTACAAGTTTATCGTGATGCTTTCCCAATCAGCCTTAGTGGAGTATCGACGACCTATATACGGCGCATACCTGAAAGCACTAGGCGTGACGAGCGCATCAATTTCGGCAGCAGTTATATCATAAGATATATCATTACTAGATATTGGAAAAACTAATATACCTGCTTGTATGTCTTGATCAGCTTGCACACGAGTATTTATCTCTTCCTGCATTTCCATTGTTAATTTATCAAGATTATTCTCATGGGACATAGAATCAAATGGACCATATCTTGTATAATCCATTAATTGGGTAATTGGTGTATTTCGTTCAATTCGAATTGCAGTACCGATAGGAGGAGCAGCACTATATTCTGCTGAGCCGCCTGGATTATTGTCCTGATCGGTATTTAGACTAATTCCGTCAAAATTGTCGGTAAAACTAACATTGATCCAGGTAACATCATCCGCTCTAAAATTAAAGCTAAATGATGTTACTATACCATTACCCACATAATCAACAAAAGGTGTTACATTTTGAATTGTCATGGCTTAAAGAACTCCGGACCTTCCCTTCTTTCACGAAGATCATATTGTGGTAATTCATCAGGAACTGGAATATTTTCTTGACGTACAGCCAATAGTGTCTCTGCATATTGATCTACACTAAATGTATGGTGAATCATGACCGTATCCCCATTCTGGCGTTTAAATAGGCTATTTTTACCATGATGGTCAATCAAAAATTCAAGCATTCTTGTCCGACCAAGTTGACTGCCTATCGCTAAAGCTTCTCGAAGAATTGTATCACCATCTGATCCTGGGCCAATATTATTTGTATCTACAAGTTTTTGCCAACGAGAATCATTCATTGCAATATTCACAGCTTCGTGCCTAGCTTTACCAACAAATTCTACATACTTATCGTACACAAAACCATCACCATTATCCATAGCAAAGAGATCGATAAAATTGCCAGCACCACCGGGCATTGCAATTCTCTTATCCGGCATACTTGGACCAATACGGGCATAGGCTATTGCCATACTAGCTGGGTCAGCATCATCGGGGTCTCTCATATTAAAAGGCACTAATCCTCTAACATAAGCATTACCATAATAATGCTTAGGGTCCCCTTTCCAATCACGGTTAGGAGCAATTGTATCGGACACCCAAGGAGTAGCATTTTTCATTTGCTTAATTACTTGGTCAAGTGCATTAACACTAGCTGAACTACGTATTACTTCATCGGTTGGACGACGAATGTCACGTAGTAAATTTGGTACTAACACTGAATTTATAGTACTAGCTGATATTGATCTAGTACGACTGGTTTCCTTTGATTGTATAGCAGCTATGAAATCCGTCACAGTAGACAAATAAGATTCATCTATTATATTATCTGCTGTGTATAACAATCCTGTACCAATCCACCCCATCATTGAATCTGCCTGCTCTAGTGGATTTAAGGCCATATAATCAAACACGGTAGCAATTAAATTTATAGACCTACCCGCTGGGTCAGCACGAGACGTATCAACCCATACACCCCAAACTAGTTCAGAATTCTGTTGCCATCCGGCAGCTTTCCATGCCTCAACTTCCTCCCAATTCCTAGGCCCTGCTCCAGTTATTTTTCCCTCCTTATGTAATTCTCCAATAGTATACCATAGTCCTACCGCTACGGTTATTCGAGCTAATGCTTCCTGCCGTTCCAATGGATTATTGCCCATAATAGCACGATAAGTAGTAGAGGGCGATGTTAAAATATTCATGCCCGTCATTTCCATAGAAAAGCTAAGAAGATTAGCTGGGGTTCTAACAAATGGTACAAGGGCATTAAATGCTAAACTTTTACTTTGCATGGTTTGCATGCCTTTAGCTAACGTGGCAAATATCCCACCATAAATATTGGGATCATTGGTATATGTCATTTTAGCCGCAAATTCTCTAGCTTCTTTCTCCATTGTAGCATCAGGATTTTCTAGCCACCATTCAAAGCGTTTTTGAAAATCCTCACCTGCATGTATTTCCTCATATCGAGCTTTACGTGCAGCTGAGCCATGCATCTTTGAATTATAATATTGATTTTTAAAGAAAGCATCACCAGCTTCAAGTAATCTGACTGGGGTAGTACCTAATTTAGCGAATGCGGAATTAGGTACGTTTATAACATTATATCTAAGACCAAGTTCATTCCAAACTTTACCCTCACCTATGTCTCGACCCATAGCAATCTCTTTTGCTAATGTAAGACTATCCATAGCACTAGAAAGATGAGCTTTTAATTCTATTCCCCATATTGCTGTAGTAAATCTTTCAGCAGGGTCAGGTAAATATTTCTGAGGTACACCAGGTATTTTAGTGAAAGCCAACCTTGATGCATATGTTAAATTATTGATAGCACCAGCAAATGGAGTAACCATTAAATGATGGTAAACGCCAGAAGCTGAATTGCCTGAAAAATTGTAGAAATGAGTACGCCAACTAGACAACATCATATTATATCTAGCATTTAAAACGGCTGCAGACCATTGAGTACCCCAAATAGTATTACTTACTTTACTTATATTTTTAGTAGTACTCTCACCCACATCGCCTCTTCTGACAAACTCCGCCATTAATTTAATGGCACGTTCAGTATTAGTTCTACCTCCTTGCATATTTATACTGTCAAGAAGACTTTGACTGAATTGGTATACTTCCCCCGTGGGTCTGGACCTTAAAATGTTTAATTGGCGAGCAGCATTACCAGATACACCAAAGAATAAATCTCTAGTAGCCACAAATTGTGCATGAGCTTGATTAAATCTTGCTAAATCTTTATCCACTAATCTACTACCAAGACTCATTTCACTACTAAGAATCCTTGCCATATCCGCTATACCATTTGCTTGAGCATCATAGGTATTACGTAAAAATAACATTTCCGCTGCAGTCCAATGAGTAGCCAATTTCTTTTGTGTTATATCAACACCTAATTTTTTAAGGTCATCAACTATGGCTAATTGTTCCCTGTGCGTAATATTAACCTCTTTAAGTTTACTACTACTTATATCTTCAGCCATAGCCATAACTTTGGCTGCTGTTTCCCCAAATGGGTCTAAAGACATTGGACCCGCAAATTCTGGTTTTGGTGATACCTCAACAACATCGAATTCTTTACGACGTATATTTATCTCTTCACCTGTCCGTTTATGTATAGCACGATACCAACCATTTTTGGTACGACCCACTAATTCGTATCGACCTTTACCCTGATTGGTTGTAATAATACTGCCAGGTCTACTTACGGTTTTAGTAACTATACCACCAGCTTGAAGTTCATCCATCTCAATAATACGTCGAGCAAGTTTTTGTGATTCGGTTAAGGGTACTTTACTGCCTGGAAATTCAACAACATCAGCTGTTTTAATTTCTGGAATTTCAGTAGAAATAATTTTTTCAATGACAGCATCTATATCAATTGAACCGTTCTTATTACGAGGGACATCTTTCCCCTCTAAAATTTTAAGAGCCATCTCAGCTGCATCATCTCTCACACCGGCTCTTCCCGCCGCTCTTTGCATAGCTTGTAAAGTTTCTAATAACTGTTCCTCTGATAAATCTGCTATTGTACGAACCTTACCCCCAAGTGAATCAGCCATAGCTTTTTCAGTGGCTGCTGCGAATTTATCGGCATATCTACCAACTAAAGCTCCGCCACCACCGGCTAATAATAGCCCTGCACCTGAACCAATAGCTGTACCAATTGCTACTTGTCCATAATTAACTTCTTCACGCGCACCTGCTTCTTTTTCAATTTTCTGTCTAGCAAGAGTAAATCCACCACCAATTGCACCACCTTCAGCAATTCCGGCTGATCCACCGACTAAAGCGCCCTGGATCATTCTCTTAAGGCCAGTTTTAGCTGCAGCTTTAGCCGCTCCTTTAGCCGCTAACCCACCAACTGCTAAACCAAAATATGTAGAGGGATCAGTGGCCATGCCAACTAGGCCGCTACCAAATTCTGCCCACCCACCATCTGAATGATCATACATGTTCATTAGATTCAAAAAAGCTAAAGCAGTTTTGGGATCATTAGATGACATAATTTTACCCGAAATAGCGAATGTCACCAATAAATTCCAATTAAATCCAGAAAGTTGGCCTTTAGCCCACTCAGATACATTTTCATAGTAATCTGGTAATTCAGGTTCACCCATAAACTTATAGAAAATTTCAGCGTCCCCAGCCCATTCAGGGGTCTTAATTATTTCCTTAGTAGTAGGTTCGATATAATTTTCAGCTTGGGCTTCTTTGGGCGGTTGCCACATGCCCTCTACAATTTTTAGCTCGTCCGGTCCATCGGCGTCCCCTTTCGATATATCTCCGGGCGTCTCGGATGGGGTCTCCTCGCCCTCGGGGTCTGGGGTCGGTATATCTACCCCGAGTACGCTCTCCGCCCCGCCCGTGGACACGGAGAGCCTCCCATCTTGAGCAGCAGACTCCATATCATTGCCCCATAGAAATGCGTCCAAAACAACATCATTAGGGACACGCTCATTTGGCATTGACTCGCGCCATAAGCTATATTGATCATCAAGACCAGCGGCTTGTAAATCTTTCTTCTCAGTGTCTTCAGCCTCTTTAAAAAGGTCGTCTAACGCACTCATATTTATCGCTCAAATTGGTGATATAAAGGATTTTCAGGTTCTAATGCCAATTCACCATCACCGGGTGCTATTCCCTGACCCCGATAATATGCTTTAAACTTTGCTGCCATTTCATTAGCAAGCTCAAGATCTAAAGTTCCACCAGTAGCAGCATTTCTTAGCCATCTAATAAATGCCGTCTGACGTTGTTCATCAAAATCTGTAATCTCCCCTTTTGTATCATTCATAAAACTACGAACTTGAGGAAATTCATCGTAAAATTTCTTGTCTACACCCTGTGTAAATTTATCAGGCTCAAATGACGCCTTATTAGTATTAAAAAAATCTACAGGTTTTGCATCAACACCATATAAATCCATATAATTATCTAGTGCCTGCTTGAATAGAATTGCTGCGTCACGTTGACCTTGGTTACCGTATAATTGGCCAAGTATATCGGTCGTTACGCCTGTATGGGTCCTTATCATTTCCCATGCATCTTGATATTCTGGTGTTTCTAATGCCGTTTTAACTTTAAGATCGATATCCTTCATAAGTCTAAAGACATCTTCACCTGAAATAGTAGATGGTTGACCAGTAGGTGTACCATCAGGGTTAAGACCCATAGATGCCATTTGAATAGCTCTTCTCATGAATCGTGCTTTTTCTTTTACCCGATTATTTGCACCAGTCCATGGAAGTTTTGCTATCTCTCCTCGCCATCTACTAAGTGTAAATGGATTTGAAGCTTTAGCAGAGGAACTACCTGATGTTAAAGCATTATTTAATACCATAGCCACTTCCCGGGAAATATCATCCCTAGCTAAGGCATTAGCAACCTGATTAAGCGTTAAACTTTGACTTGGATCAATAAAGGCTACGGTTAAATCTTCCTCAACCTCAACCTGACGTTCCGTTTCTACTTTTTTCAGGTCATTACGACGTTTATCCGCCTCAACGGATAATGCAGCCCTTGTAGATGGGGCCATTCGATTACCACCAGTCCATATTTCTTCCTCAACTTGATCAATGGCATCAAGACTACTAGCTGCTCTAAGAGCATTTTGAGCATCAATTCGATCAATTTTTGGCCCTATAGCCATAAGTTGTATAGACATTTGAAGTGGGTCCGCTCCTAAAAGAAGTTGTCTAGCAATAACTTCTCGGGCTTGTTCCTCACGAACGCTAGTGGGCGCATTAGACGCTAAAATTTCCTGAATTGTATTTTGAGCAACCGCTTGGTTATGCGCTCTAGCCCTTGTAATTGAAGCTTTTGCAATAGCCATTGCCCCAGGGGCAACATAACGAGTACCCATTTCACCCATAAATTTTGCTCGTGCCTTATCACTTGAAATATTAGATGCATAACGGTCAATAATTTCTTGGCTCTTTTTATCCCACCATTCATCCGCAACTTCATGCGTAAATACAGTTGGTCTATCAATTTCCCGTGACTCACCATCCGGATCAAGTATTGTTAAACTTGATTCATAAGTAATATCATCAGGTATTTCTTCTACTGGTAATGAATTTGAAGATTCAAGTTTGGCCCTAAGTACAGATAATTCTTGAGCAGCTTCGCCCATAGCGGCTGTATATTGAGAGTCAATTTTCCTATTATGAAGTGCTATAGCTAAATTGCCCCCAGCACTTATTACATCACCTGCAGCTTCACCTAAAGCCTGATAATTAGGTTGCTGAATATTACCCTTGGCAAATTCACCAACAGGTCTAACATCTATATGTGGTAATTTCATCCAGAAAGCCCAGCATAAGTATTTACACCACCAGATAAGGAACTAAGTATATTAGTTTGGTACCGAACATCAGCAGTTTTGAGACCAAGTTTACGCGCTTCCTCAGCGTAACTCTTCATCCAATCTAATTCCTTTTGAAATTCTGTTGCCATGGTATCTAAAAACATTTGAGCAGTTGACCCACCAGTGTGTAAAACACCCGCAGTTTCACTTAATGCCTTAGCAGTGCCCTCAGTTTGTTTTATTTCGAATTCGCGGCGTCGAATTTTTTCAAGATTATCTAAATAAGATAATTCAGTTTGTCTTTTATCGACATCTTTTTGTTTACCGGCACCCATAAATCCGAAAAGCGCTTTACCAATACCCGCTGCCGCAGCCACCCATTCCATTACCGTTTCCTCGTTCCAGTGAGTCTACTGCTCTTAATAATTTCTGTTCTACCTTGACTACCATCAGTATATTTGGCATCATTTAATTTCTTTTCATACCTAACTTCCATTTTTTCTTCTAATTTTGAGCTTTCCGTGAGTGTCATTGCTGTATCCGCAGCTAATCTAGCCGCTAGAGCATGTATGAATCCTGGAGAAAACAAAGCCGTATCTGTAACCTGCACAATAAGTAATGCCCAGATTACAGTCTCACTAGCAATAATAACTTGACCATTTCTAACCCAATCCGCATTTTGAAATTTATTTACACTAGTTAAAGTGGATTGCGATGTAAGGTCAGGTCTAAATACCCTATGTACTCGTAACACATTACCAGGTATTGTAAATTGATTACCTCCACCAAATTCAGGAGCTTCTGCTAAAGGGGCTAGTATCTTTCTTTGAGTTGCAAAAGTCCAAGCAACATCTTCTAATGTCTTATCCCGTGATAAAGCATAATTAGCATTCATCACAACTGCCTCGTTTTGATTATCCCCGAGGTCATTAATTAAATCTTGTCCCATCCAAGATAAAGCAAGATTTGCAATTTGTGTTGGACTAGACATTATACCTCCGCACCAGAAACTCTACCAAATATACCGGTCACTTCCGTAATTAACGATTTATCCTGAGTAAAGAGTAAATCCCCTTCACCAGAACCTAGATCAACAATTTCTGTATCACCCGTGATGAAAGGTTCACCTGTACCCATAGGCGTTGCTGGAGTTCGATCCTTCGCCGCTACCCCCTCAATAAGAGGTACTGGTGAATTATTTAATCTAGCAAACACTTTATGCCACCTACGTTTCATTGTCTGCGATGTACCTCTTGGATTAACCCCCTCAAGAGATAATAGTTGAAAGTCATTATCATAGAAAAGTCCTAAATATGCTGTTTGACCACCAGCCCAATCTTCAAATGCACTCGATACCCCTGCAATTATGGTAATATTTGGATGTACCGTATAAGAAAATATATCTAAATTTACAGAATCCTGACGCTCGATTATCACATTGATACTTTGATCTGTTAATTCATCAATATCCGAGCATGTGAGAGTAATAGGATCAACTGAACGAATAAAATATGAGTCTAAAGCCGGTTTTAATCCAGTATCAAAACCTAATACTTCATGCCCCGGTTTTTGTGTTCCCGAAAAACCTACTCGATTAATAATCATCCAAAGTTTCGCACCTTGTGATGTATTAATTTTAGTAATGTCCATAACCTGATTTTGAGCTTGAATAGCATTAGGGGATTGATTTCCTAATCCGGGTTGAGTATCGTCACCTGAGGTTCTATTACCATTATATGCAGTACCAAAACGCCACCACCCGATAGCATCCTCAGGATAGAAAAATGTAGCCATACCTAAAGTACCATCAGACAATAAAAAACATGCCTGATAAGCTGGTTCATCAAGATACACCATACGACGAACCGGGCTAGAAAATATTTCCTCAGCTAATAAACTTAGCTCATTTCCATCCCAACCATAATTAGTACCACCTTGATCTTGAAATGTCCTGATTTTCTTACGACTACCAGATGTATACACCATGTTACGGCCCACGGTGATCGGTTGAACACAATTAGAACCCCAATCCGTCTGTTTTGGAAATGCAAAATCATCAAAAGCAATTACACCCTGTACCGATTTTCCAATAACCTCAGAAATATCAGTAAGTATTACTAATTCTTTTCGACTAGTAAGAGTTTTAATTCTACCTGCCGATGATAATGGAAATAATAATGGGTCTTGTTTAGACGTTGGAGCCACATTGTTAAAATTTTGATAGTCTCCAGACGCTGATGCCCATAAAGTCGATGGATTACTAGGAGAACCCCCCAACCAAAGTCTACCCTCATGAAAAGCACATGCTTCCAGAAAATTACCAACAGCCCAATTATTAGGTGTCGGACCCTGAAAAACTGTAGGTACAGTAATACTAGAAAGTGTCTCAAATGTCCATTCACCAACTGCTAATCTTAGTCTCCTAGTTTCAACTAATGGATGTGTGAAATAAGCTACCTGTTCACCGGGGTCCATACAAAATTGTAAACATTCTAACTGTGCCGCTGTATATGGGGAAACAAATTCAACATTAGTTCCTGAACCACCTGAAAGGGGTGCAATCCATTTTAATACACCCACATCAAGTGGTAAACTATTATTAAGAGATGGCGGAAATAATAAATCAGGTACAGGATCAATAGCACCAGTCCAAAATATCCCCACTGATAAAAATAGGGTATTATTACTAGCACCTGGAGTGAAATTAAGAATAGTATCCTGCCATATCAAATCAACATTAATAGTGATATCACTTGTAAAAACATTATTGGCACCTTTAGTTGTACCAACCGATACCCTTACGACTGGATCACTTAATGGTAATCCTCCTAATGCAGTTACTTTCTTAATACCAAGTACTGTTTTCCATCTTATAGTCAATTCATTAAGTTCAAGTTCAGAGCCAGCCGGGAGAATAACTGGATGTAAAGCACCATTTTCAAGTGCAGGGCTATGAACTCCATCTGTAGGTGGACCTGATGTTTCGGATTGCATTTTAATATACGCATCCTCTGTACCAAAGAAATAAGGCCCATTTAAATCATTTGCATTTCTACCTGGATCAGTATTAAAAATATATTTATCCCTATCCGGGTCCCAAAATGCATTCGGAAGTCCACCCCCAATGTCGTATTGAGGATCAGAAATTAAATTACCAGTAACACCACCAGTTATTTGTTTACCATCAACAGAATTACGAACAATTATGTCAGTTTCACCAATCTCAATAATGGCATCAATATCTAACCCACGCTGAAATGTAAATGAGCGTATTCCCGTAGCACCGGGCTGGCCTGATGTCCAATTATCAGGGTCAACTGGTTCCATGAATCTGGAACCCTCACGCATACGAATTGGCCCTTGAATTAAAGGATACCAATTCCTCGCTCTTTTTAATCCCTCTTTATACGGATCAATACTAACCCGAGACCGGAGACGTTCTCCAATCTCCCCATACGCAAAAGATTCCTGAATTGGGGATAAACGTGCCATTAGATTAAAGTACCCTCAGATACCCAAAAGGCTAATTCCCTATCATTAAGGGAATTCTGAGTATGCCCATTAATACCCAATAACTGGAACCACATATCATTAATAGTTCCAGGCGTAACACCCACTTTATTGATAAGCATGGTGTACCAACGATCCGTAAGACTATTACCAGTGCCCCCCTCTGTTAACAACCATGCAAAAAGCATATCATTAACATATGGGGGGGCAGATGGAACAAGTTGACGTAATGTATTATATCGAGCATCAATTAATGAATTTACAGCCGCACTAATTAATCCGTTACTTAAATCTTCAAGGAATTGATTAGGCTTACGGACATTGTAGTAACGGAGTTCTTTGATGTGGCCATTAAACTGATTTGCCTCTGCAAGATCAGAACCAACATTAAGATCAGTGATTCCTACAGGTAATGCAGCACTTTGATCGCCGGTTCCAATCCTTGTTCCATTGACAAAAAATTCAACATCATTAAGTGCAATAGTAGCCGCCATTCTTACCGTACTGTCTGCCCCAAATACAACACCAGATGTAAGAGTGACTACCGTTGTTGTAGCAGAAACTTGGAGATACCTTGCTGTATCACCAACCAGTCTTTCAAATAAATATCTGTCCGAAGATGAATTGTCTGTCAGATCAAAAATAGAACTAAAACCAGTATCAAACTGCTGGTGTACATCAAGATAAATCGTGCTAGTTGCTGATGTAAACCAACTCACATCCGCTGTACTCACTACATCGGCGTTGCGGGTAACGCTTGCAGTAGTTGTGGGGATGTAGCTTGTGGGGAAGGCTCCTGCTTCAACCTGCGGGGCAGACATAGCGATATCGCCACTGTCGTTTGAATTGACGCCTATGCCAAATCGTATGCTACCAGTAACGTCTGTACCCGTAGTAAAGGTCAAAGAGATTCGACCATTGGCATCGGCGTCAGTTGTACCTTTATCAGAGTCGCCAGTTGCGTCGCTAAACCCAAGACGAATAAGAACTGAACCGGTAGGCGCTGTTGTAGTGTCCTCTAAATACACGGTAACGGTATATTCAGTAGATGCTGCAAGCGTTATATCCTGCGATAAATATGGGCGCTCGGTGGACGCTTGAAATCGAACTGCTGTTCCGCCAGAAATTAGTATTGACGCTTGTGAAATCGCGGTTCCCGGCCCGAAGGGCTTTGTCCAACCAGTTGGAGGATCGCCACCTTCAAGAGTTGACCTTAGAATTAAATTAGTTCGTGCTTTCTCCACAAAAAGTCCTAGCGACTCTCCCGTTACAGGATCATGATCGAATCTAGCTACACCAGAACCGGCAGTCTGTAAAACTCCTACTGTATCAAAATACGTAGCATTCGTAGTGCGAACAATACCGAGCGTAGGCCCTAGCCCCAATGAAGCTGCGAGCGTTTTTTTCTTCGCAAATTCATAAAGTAAAGTAAGGCTCATATAGATTTCCCTTTAGATACGAATATTTAAAACGTATTAATACCTCATTGGTGAATGTTTACTCTGCTTTCGCTCTCGCTTGCGCTTGACCCGCTTCTTCCCCCTCGGTCCTAACGGTTTCGTCCGCTTTGGGTTCGTCCGCTTTGGGTTCGTCCGCTTTAGGTGCATCTTCTTGTGCGCCACGTCCAACCTCCTCATATTTAGCCAACCGTGCCAATAGATCAGCATTTTCTCCACGCAATGCCTGAACCGCTGGGTTATCATCAACCTCAAGAGCCACTTCTTCACGTCCATCAAGATGTGCCAAAATATGCTCTAGAGATTGAGCAGTCATTGGGATTGAAGCAGCGATAGTAGCAGGGTCCATACCCGCTGCATGTAACTTTTTAATGCGTGCATGCTGTTTAGCATTTGCTCCGACTCTCATGAATCTTCTCCTTTTTACGGTTAATTAAGTGCCCCCTAATAGGGTAGCTGCACCCCAAGATAATTGTGCACTTACCTCAGTAGTTGTAATAGAATTTCCAGCTGGACCTGGGACTTTAGCGGTGAAATCAATCGTATCACTAGCACCCGCAGCAGCTTTAACATCGGGATTTTCAGTGGTCCCTGTGCCATAAAGAGTGCCTTCACCGGGACCTCTGTTAATGGCCGCTATTAGATTATCCAAGGAATCTGTAGCTGCTACACCAATATCAATATCATCGGCAACTGCTGGAGCGGCTACAAATGTATAGGTTCTTCCATTAATAATTACTGTACTAACAACTATAGGATTAGCACTGGCTGTAAGAATACCAGTAGCCGAGGTAAGTCCAGCACCCCCTGTAGATGAAAGTCGTCTTCGAATTTCATCCCGAAGTTTTCGAATAGCAGAAGCGTAATTCACGGAAGAACCTTGACCAGCACCAAAAAGATTACCATAAATTAAGGCAATAGAATCCTCAGTTAAAACAGCTGCTGCAATATCAGCAGCGTTTCCTGTTGTTAAACCCACCTTTGTCTCCAAGGTGATTACCTCATGGGCAAAATTTGTAGCAAACGCACCTTCTGGCCATTGATCTTCACGCAATACATCACGCATTTCTTGTATGGCACGGTCAACTCGGAATCGATCTTTTGTATTGAGAAGATTAGCTCCGACAATAATAGCAATTTCACCAGCCGCTGCAGCTATAGCAATAGTTAAATCTTGAGCAGATGCAACTATTACCGACTCGACAATATCACGGCCAGCTACTGAAAATCGAACACCCATCTTATCCTCCTAAAAAAGGGGGTCCCGATGTCGGGACCCCAACTCACACTTCGCCAGAAGTACGGGTTAAATCGTATCCGCCAATTGGACCTGGACAATATGCTCGTCCTCGACCCTTACAGCACCAATTGTCATGAACGAATAAATTCGCCATGCAAAACTGATACTTGGGTCCTCCGCGATCCGCGAGGTAACGTCCCGATCCACCATCAAACCGAGTGCTTTTCTTGACATAGCAAAGCAATCAATGTCTGTGCCAGGAGCCGTTGGGTGGTTTAATCGAGTGGAAACGATCCACTGATATCCCATCCAACTTTCGACGTACCCCTTTTCAGCAAGCGCTTTGACATAAACGTAGTCAGCACTAGTAGCCTCTGTAAGTTGCATTAACTTACGAGCTTGTACTGGACCAATGACAAAGCATTTTAGTTCATCGGGATCGATATCGTTGTCAAGGAACTTTTCAGTTACTTGGGTTACGAGATCGAAGTTAAGAGAAGTATCGTACACATCAACCGTCACACCGAACACTTTTTGTGCTGCAGGGAAAGGATTAGCAGCACCTAACCCATCAAGCGCTGTGCCGGTCGCTGCTGCAATAATTTCATCGTCGTATGCACGTTTCATCGCATAACCTTGCGATTGTGCGAGATTCGAGTTTGGATCGATGATCATTTGTACAATGTCTTCTTGCTCGGTGGAATCACCAACATCATACGTTTGCGGTACTGATACACGTCTGGACCACGGGAAATCTTGAGTTGGTGTAGCTTGTAACCGCGTGGTCTTAATTTGAGCCTCAGCAGTACCCAAACGCTCCCAGTTATGCTTCTCTGAGTTTACGCCACGTTCCGTTACCTTTCCTCGGAGACGTGTGGGCATTTGCTGGGCCAGATGTCGCAAAATGGATTCGTATGTGTTTACGAATACATTGTCGACGGTATTAACCATGATTAGCTCCTACACAAATGAAAAGAAATGTTTGCGCTTGGAGCAACCCGGAATACCGGACCCTCAGCTTCTAGTTACGAACTAGATAACCGGAGGTAGTGGAGGACCCAGAATTGAGCAACCCTCCACCGATCTCATACGGGGAGTATACCACACCCCGGCTCGTCTGTCAATCCCCTGATAAGTTGATTAAGTTCCAGCAGCCGCTGCCCTCATTAAATCAACATACCGTTGTATAGAATCTTTATGATCAGGGTGAGACGCATCCCAATACGGGCCTTTACTATCATTAATTAATTCCTTAGCTTGAGCGGCAGCTTCTGATGGAGCAAGACGAGTAGTACTAGATTCATCCTTATCAAAATTAATGCCCTCAGTCCCTAATTGCTTCCCAATATTGAAAAGCCACTTGACTGTCTCAGCTGGCAATTTGTTATCTGCAGCTAGCTCAAGCATATCTTTTGGCGCACCCGTTCCCTTCATCACCGAATTTACAAGCTGAACATTATCCTCATAGACAATGCCCCACTCTTGCTTTAAACCACGCATAGCCGCCACAAATGCATCATTAACAGCATCATTTTTCTTAGTTGTGACCTCAGCAAGCGCAGTTACTATCTTTAAGTATTGATTCTTAGTTACCCCTAGCCCATGCGCTAATTTCGCGAAATCAGCCATTAACAAAGGGTCAACACCCTCTGGATGTTCATATCCAGTAATTTCATCCGGACGACCCATACGCTTAAATAGCGCAGTCATTTGTTCCTCATTCTGTGGGTCTGGTGTCGGGATTAAACCAGGTACTTTTTCGGTCAACTTAAGATGAAAAGCTGTAGTAGCTTCTGCACCAGCATCCGGACCTGGAATACGAATCATCTGACCTTGAGCAGCCATAGTGTCCACGAAACTTTTAGCAAGTCCACCTACATCCTTAATATCTTTTAATGTAGCATGATCTTTTAAATCTGCAGGGAGATTATCCCTCCATTTCTGATCTTCTGGCGGCATTGTCCTTATTCCTTATCATTTGATTTATATAAATTACAACATCCCGTTGACCAAGATTATGCGCTGTCACGGAATCCGAATTCGGATCAAAAATCTGATCCTGGTTAAATTCATCCTCCAAATCTTGAAGGACTTGTTTACCAATTGGCGAAGTGAATAACTTATGGAACCTTTTAGTTTTCTTCGCAAGAGTCCCAAATGCTTGTTTCTTTGAGACATCAGGCTGCTTCTGTTCGTTCACTTATTTCCCCTTTTTCTTTTTCCTATTAGCTTCACGACGTTTCCATAACTTAGCCCTAGCAGACCCTTCTGGATAAGGATTCTTCTTAGGCTTCGGCTTTGGCTTCGGCTTTTTTGGACCTGATACTGCTTGTTCTACTGCAGTATCAATACGTTGTCGACGCGTACGTTTCTTTTTCTTAGGTTTGGCCATTATGCTGCCTCCTCAATTACTTGTCCACCTACTGGGGCCTCTTCTAGTGCTGCTTGACCCTTACCTATGGCCTCCATTCCTTTACCAACTTGCTCATCCTCAAGTCCCTTCTGAACTTTTTCTTGCTCAACTTTACGATCATTACGTAATTTCTTAATAACCTTATCAGAATTCATTAGTTTAGCTGGTACACCCTCCAATGATCCAAGTTCTTTGACAATGGCATCCCAATCTGGAACATCAAGAACCTTAGGTTCAATTTGACCCAGCTCGGCAACTGAGGCAACCCATCGAGTCACACCCTGGGCAATATCAGCACGTTGTGCCCGGACAAGAGGACCGGTGTATATAATGTCAAGTTCACTGGAATGTTCGAACACAACTCCAGGAGGCTCTCCAAGTTCTCCGGCACGATACAGAATATTAAACGTTCGTTGTACAAGGGGGTCCAAATAGTCGGATTGGAGTCTACCTAGTGTGGGTCCAAGTAATCGTTGCATGAGTTCATAGCGAGTTTGAACCTCTGTTGCTGTCATTGCTGGGGATTCTTTAAGCTCCAACTGATCAACAAAGAATATTGATCGAATTGATCGTTTTAATTCCTCTCGTTGCAGTTGAGATACATCGAACTTTGCCCCAGATTCATATGGCTTCATAGATTTTTCAATGTCCCGTACAACAGTCATACCAGCTGGTTCCAAGTCCAGATCAGATAATAAACCCCTCTCAGAGACCATTGTAGCTGGATCAACAACCTTCTCAGTAGCCTTTAGAATTAACTCTACCAGCTGGTTAATTGTCAGAATATCTGGCAATGCAATCATTGCTGGGCCATGGCCCCACATAGATTTGGAAGTCTTACGCCAGCGAGGGATAAATGCTGGGAACTCATAATATCCACCCTCTTCCCCAAGTCTAGAGGCATCCTTATGAAGTATATACTTCATACCATAAGGACGTTGTTTAGGAGCTAATATTTTACTAACATTAGCATCCTGTTTATTTTCACGTGGATAGATGCACATTATTACAGCTTCTTTTACATCCATACCTTGAGGGGTTTTAGCCTTATCTTTTATTGTTTGCGGAACTTTATCCCCAAATTTAGTAATTATTTGAACTGGAGTCCACATAAATCGCCTATAGAAACGATATGCTTGACCAGTATGATCCTGTTCGAACCAAGTTTCCTCAACTGGAACGGATTGGAAGATTAATTTCTTAAATTCACCATTCTTTTCTTCTACTTCTTCGATAATGGCGGAAGTACCATATGAAACTAAATCTAGATATGTCTCATTGGCCTCGAGATTAAAGTTTGAATCCTGTAATGCTAGAAAGCACTTATGTGCTCCATTCTCTAACCATTCTCTTGCCTCTTTTATTCCGTTGAGAACAAGATCACGATACGCCAACTCGAACCATCGTATGGCAGGAGAGGTAAGAGAACCATGTATAGAAGCAGCGAGTGTATTCGCCGCATCCACCGCCGTAGAGTCAAATATCTCACGATTATCTCTCCACGTTACAGCATGCTCTGTAGTTATCTCACGGAAAAAGTCACCACGGAATGGAACAACTAAATGATTAATAACTTCCCAGACATCTTCAACAGTTTTACGTAAAGATACGAGTACATTAAACCGCGCTCGAATTTCCTTGGCATTCATTTTATCGTCCCGTCAATTAACCATGGATACATATCAGCTACCGATTGCCTCTGGCGAGCTTTAGCTTTCCCTGCGACTGCTGGTTTAACTTTATGCATGTCAATGGTACTGATTTTATAACCTCTTCCGTAATCTGTCCACCCAACGCTGAGATAGCGCACAGAATCTGCGGGGTGACTTGCCCAATCATGAAACGGTTTATCCCGAAATAGTTGAGTCCTATCATCATACTCCCGCCGATAAGAGTACAAACCGTCAAGTAATCTTCCAACCTTTGGCTCATTGAATCTTGCTACCCTTATGATCGCTCGGGTGGCTTCAATCCCATCCTGAACCGAGAGTTTTGATACAATCTCGAACGCAAAGTTGAGGCCAAGCGCGAATTCTCTCCTTGTCTTGCCGGTCGTCCAATCGGTGTTTTCGAGATCAAACGGTCCGTTGTGGTCTTCATAATCATAGGGGAGAGAACGGACGTCCCTAATCCACTCATCAAGAGCCTTGTTCCGGGCTTCGAGGTAGTCGATGACGATTGGTTTGCCATCATCGCCCCGCTGCGTAAAAGTAATTGCTGTGGCATCACGAAATCCTATATCCCACCAAGTTTGAACTTGCTTACACGGATCATGTGGAAAATCCCCGACCCTACCTTCTTCGTGAGCAAGATTAAGTTCATTAGTGTAAAATGCTCCTTCCATACCCGCTTCAAAGGAGCAAAAATACTCTTGAAGAATTTTCTCCTCAGACATTCCATCTTCTCGCTCCTCAGTGATAATTTTTGGAGTGATAACGTGGGTTCCGTCTGGCCTAAATGTGTCTTCAACTGTAAGCAGGCTAGAGAACCACCTTGGATTACCCTGAGCCATATCATGAAGTTTTTTGCCGTGATTTTTTCCTCTAGGGGTGTATATGAATAACGCCCACCCATCGTTTTCCGCCAAGATCGGACGAATATAGTCCCAAGCTTTAGGGTCTGCGACTGCCCACTCAGAGAAAATAACACCAATTGGGTTGGCTCCGATAAGGGAATCATAGTTGTCTGATCCTACAACCTGATATATGCTTCCATTGCGGAAACGAATCTGCATATCCGAGTTGTTGATTGGGGAGGATAGATCGCGCATTTCTTTGGGAAATGCCTGATCTATCATCCTGCGACCTTCTCTGTCGATACCGTCCCATATTACTCTTCGCCCTTGCTTAAGTGTCGGCAACATATGCCAAATAGTGCCGACTCGCATTTGTGATGATACAGAGGACAATTGTAAACAACAACTGTCCTTGCCACCACGTCTATGCCATACACAACATCCACGTTTCCGCTCAAGACCCCCCTCAAACATGTATTTAAATAGGGGTGCTTGATAGTCTCTGGCACGCCACTCATAAGGCAAATCTAGTGCCACTACTTTTTCTTCCTGGCCTTTTTCCTTGCCTTTTCCCGTTTCTTTCGACCAGCTTCTGTCTCCTTAAATACCTTTCTTATTGCTTTTTGAGCTTTTGCGGCTTTTGATTTTTTCTTCTTATGAGCCATTAGACAGCAGCCAGTTCAGTTGCACTTTTATCAATTATTTTGGCAGCAACTTCAGCCCGTCTTTTCTTTTGAGCGGCCTGTAATTCAGCCCCGGTCATACCCTCACAAGCCTGATCAGGTTCCGCAAAATACTTTGGTTCCCGTTTTTGTTGTTTTGCAAGGGCCATTTCTTCATCATACAATGCTTTTGAAATACGCATTCGTGAAGTTGGAGCCGCTTTCACACTGTGAGTAACTGATTTAACGACTACGAGAATTGTGTCAGACATCATCGATTTCCTTGAATTGACCCTCGATATCTATTCCGAGAGCTTTGAGGTTAACATTAATGGTCAAACCACCTTTGACAATTTCCGGAAGGGTAAAGCCACTATGCTTGGCCATTAATTCAATCGCCTTAGCATATGCAGACATATTCGTAACGTTTCCAGACCAAGCAACACCATCCCGATCGACACCCACAATGGGTTCATCACCTCTAGCTTTAGGCAGGAATCTATGTAACAGTTCATACTGAACCATATCGCGACTAATGAGAGATTCACCAACCAACTCGTCAGTGAGAAGCTTAATATATTGAGAGATGTTTGGGTTGCGTAAGAGACGTATACCAGAATCACTAGACCGTTGAGCAGCAACAGCGGCACGACGATGATCAAAATCGATAAGGTACTCATAACAGAACAATCTAAGCTGCGGTCCGAGTTCCTCCTCCAGTAACTCTTTCGCACTTTTCGGCTGCAATGATTCTTTGATCAATACAAGTTCTTGCCCGGCCAATTTCCTTCATCCTTTCGTCAAGTATAAAGCAACGTTCCTCAAGAGACAGAGGCTTTGCGGCTTCTTCCACTGTTAAAGGTGGAAGGTCTCTGAAAAATGTTTCACGCATCTGTTACCTTACTTATCCCTTAAAACTTCAGCAGCACGTTCAAGAATACCCGCTGCTTCTATAGGATTATCTTCACCCTGAACAGAAACGCTCCAATGAACCATACCATCGGGTATTCTTACACCGGTTATCCATACTTCAATTTCATAATCCGGTTGTTCATGGCGACGATCTAGAAATGATTTACTCACCTTGTTATTCTACCAGAACCCAATCCTCTGCCAATAGATCGGTTTGTGATGCCAACCAAGGTATAAGATCACCATGAACAGTGCGAATGTAAATATACGGAAGTGACATCTTTGAATTTACATCTGGGCGCTGTAATCCTAAATACTGATTCGGACCATTCCAACCGCGCCGTGATACTTTAGCACCATTACGCATGTTCTTAATTGCTTTACCGATTCCAAAGGTTTCCATGATTGACTCCGAGTTCATCCGATCTGGAGAGTATACCACACCCGTGATTCTCTGTCAACCCCCCGTTCCCCTACGCACGCGTACGCGCGGAAAAAAAGAATCGACAAGGGAGCCAAGAAAATGGAAGCGAGACCGTGCGTTACCCCCATAGCGCGGAACAGCGGGTCCCATCCAGTCGGGGGGTACTCCCTTGCTCGCGGTAAAAACCATATACATATATGCGAAGAATTGGAACGCGTTGAGGAACACATCACCTAACCCGTCACCCGACGCGTTCGCGCACGGTTAACAAACGCGTTCACGCGCGGTTCCTCTGTGGTTCGCGCAACTCGGCTGTAGCGTCGGCGCAACACCCGGCCACAGACCCCGCCAAGAACGGGTTGCCAACGCGATACTTGTGCTGAGGCTCTCGCTGTGCTATAATGGGGGTCGGTTGGCAGTCACGGCCCTGCCGCCCGGAACCATCGCTCTTTAGGCCGAACACAGGAGTACGACCATGAACGAGCACACAGAGCAAGCGAGCACAACAGAAGCAAGCGACACGGAAGTCGAAGGCACCCCGAAGCGCAGCAAGAGCGAACAACTGCGGAAGTACAAAGCCGGTTACGATACCTACCAACTGGCAAGCGGGAACCTCAGCATGGATAACGGCGACAAGGTAGCTCTGATTCTGCGGGGCGCAAGCCCGGAAGCGGTGATGTTGGCCGCCGAGAAGCTCAAGGGCCTGGAGCCAGGAACACTGGCAACACGCTACATCGATCGCAATCCGGGTGCCAAGCGTATGAACGCAGGCAACATCATCCGGGGCTGCATCAAGCGCGGCGACACGAACAACGCCGGAGTCACCAAGGCAATTAAGGCCGCTAGTAAGGTCCTGAACACGGTTACCAGCTAAGGAACACGGGGGGCGGCAACGCCCCCTCATTCCCCCACACAGGAGAACGATATGACACCAGCAACAACCAAATTTCAATGCCCCAGATGTAAAGCTCAAATCATAGTAGAACACCATTCGGACATAGAAATTGAATTCTGCCCAGCGTGTGGATTGCATGAAGACGATCCAGTGGATGAAACAAACGAAGAACGAAACAAACGAAGAATGACATAAATCTAGACTAGATCAGACATAGCCTAATTCGTTACCTGAGAAACGATCACAGGAGGATTGATTGTGGGCGGCTTACGAGAATCCGTTCTTACCTCCGCTCGGAATCTCTAAGCGAACTTAAGAACAAGTTCCAAGGCCCAGACGAGCGGAATCCATTGCAGAGCGAGCCAAATGGCACATGGAACACGAACAGAATCCATTAGACTGTTGAATCAGTTGAGCCGGTCCCTCCGGTCCCGAGGACCGCGAACCGGGCCGAACGGACCCACGAGGGAGGGGGGTATGGTATTCGCGAATACGGACGGGAGTACCCCCATTCTCCGTCCCTTCCCCCCGATTTTTTTAGAAAAGGACAGGA